GTTGGTTGCTCTGGTAAGACAAGCTTTTGTAAATACTTAGTAGTTAAGCATGAAGCTACGTTATTACAAGGGAAAGGTAATGATGTTAGAAATGCTGTATTAACATACTGTAACAATAATAATGGTGCGTGGCCTGAACTATGTATATTTCCTATACCTATGAGCTACAATAGTAACTATCTGAATTATGAAGCGTTGGAGAATGTGAAAGACATGATGTTTTACAGTGGTAAATATGAAGGTGGAACAGTTGTTGGTAACGGTTGTCACCTCTTGGTGTTCTCGAATCATCCTCCCGACGAGACTAGAATGGCATCTGACCGTTGGGTTGTGCAAGATATCAGGGAATGGAGCTAGCATTCCATGCAGGCCGCTCCGCGCGGCGCGTGTACGGGGGATCTGAGAAACATATAATAAAACTATATTTTTTGTAGAGTTGTTTAATCAATATCTTTGAAACTAAGTCGCATATTGGCGTATAGAGTAGGATGGCTAGCACTAGTAGCTAATGAATCGCTTACTGCGATCAGTGAATAACATTTGTTGTTATAAGGGAACATAGTACGATCTGATGTTAGAGGGGGTGCGGTTGGAAATTTCCATACCTCGTTGAATCTATGGTTATATTCAAAGTCCCGTTTCCACTTCCATCCTGATGGAAACGTAGTTGGCTCTGAACCCGCTGGGTTAGTATTAGCGAGTGGTTGGACAGTTACGGTCTTACTCCACATAATGTCCACAACTTTGGGATTCGTATACTTGGTAAGCATATCTGGCATTGCTTTGGTGGCTCCTGCATTAAAATTTAATACCACGCTGGGTGCTGGAACTCCTGTTCGGAGGTTCATAAAGGGGTGATCATTTTTTGTGAGTTCTGGCTCGACATTGTTAGCGTTTCGGAGATCCGCTTGTTCGATCGGTTCGCTTCGCTTATGGCGGACAATCATTAATGTGACGTCATTGAAGCCGTCTTTGCCCGCGTTGATTCTGAATTGTAAATTCATGTTTAGGGCTTTAACTACAGTAGAAGTTCGCATGTTCTTTTCTTGGACATTGGTGACAGCTGGGTCATTGTTGAAAAAAAGGTTGGGAATGTGCGCAATAATAGGGGCTTGCGTGACATCGTCATCGAATAGTAGTTTGGTGTCATATTGGACAGGTTCACGACTAATGACAGCACGTTGGACGCGCCTCGTGAATGTTCCTGTGCGTCTGCGACGGAATGCTCGTTGAATGCGAGTAGCGGCAGTATGCCTGTATGGACGATAAGTTCGTCTTCGGACTGAACGGCTATAACCTCCGTTATATTTGCGTTTGGATACCATCGTTCCTCTTGGTAATAATCTGTAAGAATGTGAATGGGTCCCTCGGATAGAATTCGCGAGGACAAATGGAATGTTCATATATCATAGTTGAGAAAATAAAATTTTCGAGCGCGTTCAAAAAAAAAAAAATAAAATAAAAATATAGGGTAAATGAGTGAAAGTTCCGCTTTTTCCGCTTTTGGGGATGGCAATGTTAAGTCCCCAAAAAAGGGTATTAAAAAAAAAAATTTTAGAATTAATCGTAAGAAGGTAGGACTCACCTATAGTTGTCCCAAGGATTTGGACGAGAATCCGATCAGAGATTTTTCCGCTGTTTCCGCTAAGTTAGAGAACTATGGTAATTGTAAATGGTTGATTTCTCGTGAAAAACATGAAAATGGGAAAGATCATTTTCACGTGCATTGCACGTACTACGACAAGCTCGACATCCATAAGGAGTCAGCTTTTGATATTGAGGGTGTTCATCCTAAGATTGAGAATCCTGGTAAAGGCTGGATGGCATATTGCATGAAAGGTAATGATTATGTTGCCAATTTCAAATGTAAGAAACCTATAAAGTTAATTGACCCGACATATGTGTGGGAACAGAAGATCTTAGAACTCATTAAGGAAGAACCTAATGATAGAAACATATATTGGTATTGGGAACCCGTTGGTTGCTCTGGTAAGACAAGCTTTTGTAAATACTTAGTAGTTAAGCATGAAGCTACGTTATTACAAGGGAAAGGTAATGATGTTAGAAATGCTGTA